ACCACGAGCGCAAGTTGTACGTACTCGTCAGAGTACGGTGCACCGTTGGTTTTCAGGGGCATTCGTCTATCATCTACCGCAGACGTTCTTTGCGGAGATGTATTTGCCGTTTGCCGCCGATTTCCAGGTTATGAGAAAAATCCTGGGTCTCGACCTGACTCCCGAGGTGCTTTGGGAACTTACGCCGTGGAGCTGGGCTGTCGATTGGTTTTCCAACGTTGGCGATGTTATTCACAACGCCAGCGCATGGGCCAATGATGGTCTGGTTTTGAAGTATGGGTACATTATGGAGCATTCTATTGTCTCCGATACCTATACTTACGTAGGGCCGTCGAACCTTGTAAATAGGTCCTCGGCAATACGTCCTCCCGTTCTGAAATTGGTTTCTGAAGCCAAAATTAGACGGGCGGCGAACCCCTTCGGGTTTGGGCTTACTATGGACAGTTTATCTTTTGTCCAAAAGTCCATTCTTGCCGCTCTCGGTTTAACCCGGTTGCGGTAAGAGATGTACTCTTATGCGTCAAACGCCAAATGGGGCTCAAGACCTGAGCCCTAGGAGTGATGCCTATGGCACTCGCTGATCCCCAGTCCATTACGATTAGTGGGTCGACGATTCCCCTGCCGAGAACTTTCTCGTCAGGCGATGAGTCGGCCTACACGTCCTCTGACGGACTGGTCAAGTTGTCGGTTTCCCATAACCTGGTAAAACAGGGAAGGGCCCGGCGACTCTTGCGGATCGACCACTCGAAGGTGGCCTCGGATCCGTTTAAGCCATCGGAGAACGTCAAAGTGAACATGGCAAACTATGTCGTGTTCGACGTTCCTCCGGCGGGGTATACGAATACCGAGATCCTTGCGGTGTATACGGGGTTTAAGACCCTGTTTACCGCAACTTCGGATGCGGTCATTACCAAGCTACTTGGTGGTGAGTCGTAGAGAGGTTGATGGTGATCGGGAAGTAATTCCTGATTATCGTCCTCGCCGTGATGATCCCTCCGACGGAGAATTTAGGGTAACTATAGCAGTCAGCTATAAAACGCTGGCTATTATATTCCTTATCTTCAATGTCGTTGGTCACATCATCGACTCACTTACTGGAGCAGACTTGTCTAGGTACAGCGAAAAGCTGACTAGCTTGTTGCCGTTCTAGTGGTGAGTGGTTAGGCTTCGGTCTACTCTGTGGTTCAGTTGTACCTTCAGTAACAACGATTCGGGGAGATCCCCGAAGAAAGGTAAAGTAATTCACCATTCATCCGGGGAGTATCTCCCCCAACATCTCCAGGAAGCCATGTACGCGGCAAGGTTGGCTAACGCCACCTTTGTGCGTGCGGGCGGAACGGGGATGCGTTTCATCGTCGATGCCAACATCCATGAGGCCTTGGACTCGGATTGCGAAATCCGGATCCTCGACGTCGTTGGGTGCGAGTATTGGACGGCGAAAGAACTGCTGCTACTGTTGGAGGACGACTACCTTATGGAGTCGTACGTCAACTGAAGTGACGTGTTATAGGCTATGGATCTGTTTACCTTCTCATGAGAGGAGGGACAGTGAAAAGCCTTATGTCACTCTGGTCCCATCTAGCGGAGGAATCCGCTAGTATTTGCTACACATGCGCCCATCGCGACATTAATACGGTCGCGATGCGTGTCGAACATGAGGGGTTGTCGTTTTTAACGATAACCCTACCTGACCTTGGCAAGTCGTTCCAAAGATGGCTTGACCAGGGAGAGGTGGCTAACCACCCCGCGTTCTTAACTGAACGTGGGGGAAGGCTCCCCCGATTTCTCGGAGGTTTCTTCAGCCGTGTGTTCGACCGAGATAGTGGCTTGTTACTTGATGAACCTTGTGTCGACTCTATTCGAGCCATACGCCAGTTAACACTGGCCTTTGGCAAGATTCGTCTGACGTGCTCAAGAGCCCGTCAGATTAGGGCCGTCATGAATTACATCAAGTGTGAGCAGGAAGTCCGTGTATTCGACAAAGAACTTTCCGAGAGCGATCTCAGAGAGTTCGTTTGTATGTCGGATATGCTTTTCGGGAGTTATTTCTCTAAGGTGGATAGTGATATCTACCACGGAGTGTTTCTTCCGAAGCACGGTCCAGGATCGACCGCCGATGGACTTAAGGGTAACCAAAAGTTCAATCAGACGGTCTGGACCGCACGTCTCGAACAAGCCGGCCTTATGGCCGGTGAGAATCTCTTGCCTAGCTGGCGTTTCTATAACCAGCTGGCCGGAGTTGACTTCCTCGAACCTGGTCGAGAGCGACCTGTAAAGGTTACTCTCGTTCCTAAAACGCTGAAGACCCCTCGAGTGATCGCCATGGAGCCGACC